AGAGCGTCATGGTTCCCTCAGTCCCGAAAAGCGGGCCACTCATCTCACTGATGCGGTTGGCCTTGAACGGCACGTCCAGCAGCGTCGCCTGACCAATGATGGTCTGGTCGCTCTTCTTCGAGTTGATGGCGACATCCGTAGTCCACACATCAGCACCTGAGAAGCCGAAGAGGTTGGCCTGCAAACCAGCCTTGCCCTTCTCTGAATCGGGGATGGTGATGCTGACCGTCTGACTGGTCTTCGCGTCAGCGGGCGTGCCGGTCACGTAGTCCCATCCATAATACCATGTTGTCGGTGCAAAGTTGATGGTCGCAGCGTTGGCATCCACCACGTCTGTGAACGTCAGGCGCAGACGGGTGACAACGCGATCAAGCGTCACGGCACGATTGCCGTTGCTGGTAGCTACGACATCCACGCTGTAGTCCTTCCAGAAGGAGTCTAAGATTTTGCCAAACTTGATGACGTGATTCTCTGTGTCCAACGTTGCCGACTGGCCGCGACTGGCAATGAAGTACACATGATGAGAGCCATACGCCAGATTCATGACTGGCTTGCCAAAGTCCTCTGCTGTGTTGTCATCTTGATGAATCTGCTGAATGAGCGCACCGTTCATGTAGTCCAGCACCCACACATCTGTCAAGTCTTTGCCATCCGATTGTAGGTAACCCCTCGTCACAGGCTTCCAGTTGTCGCTGAAATCACCTTTGAGGGTGAATGTGAATTTTTTGGTTTTTGCATCGGCTGGTGTTGTCTGCTCTACTTGTTCAACATCCTCGTCGAAAATGGGTTTCTCACACTCGGTCATTGTCAGGCCCACCGCAAGGGCCATGAAAAATGCTTTCTTCATAATACTTAAATTTTAGTTATTGAACAAAAAAATGGCGGGAGCCCAATGAGCCCACGCCATATAGTTTTAGAAAGAGAGAATACGAATTTACCCCCCCCCCGTTTACATTATTTAACATATAGATTAACATATCAGAAGTCAACGAAAATAGTATCTGTCCATGTCGTGTCAGCCGTGAAGGTAAATCCACCGGCATTGTCTGTCGAATCAGAATAGGCACGGGTACCAGCTCCTTCGTCTTCAACACCCACTTCTTTCTCGCATGCCACCATCGCAACGACGGCCAACACCGCTATGATCATTGTCTTTTTCATATTACTTCGTTTTAAGTTTTTCTTCTACCATAGAGAAATCATCGCGCACCGATTCGGCCAGCACCTTCGCGTAACGCTGCGTCATGCGGATGTCGCGGTGGCCCATCATCTTCTGAACGTTCTCCAGCTTGGCTCCAAGGGCTTGCATACGGGTGCCGAATGTGTGACGGCCAAGGTGGGAGTGCAAGCGCGTCTTGATGCCGCAAGCATGCTGGATGATCTTTAAAGACTGGTTGTATTGGGTATTGTTTATTTTCGGCACTTGCATACCATAGCGTTCCAGGACTTCAACAGCCTGCGGCAGCAGCTGTGAAACGTAAGGCACTCCCGTCTTGATGCGGTTGCCAATGTTCACCCACTTGCCAACGACCTTCTTGTAGTTGCTGATGTCGAATGCCTGGGTGTCTGAGTAGGCCAGCCCCGTATATATCTGAAAAACGAACAGATCACGCGCCATCGCCATCTGGGTGCCGCGAATCGGGTGCAGGCTCTCAATGGCCGCAATCTCTTCTTCAGACAGGAACTCCGTGTTTTCCGTGACGCCCTTGCGGAACTCACCGCGCAGACGATCGTATGGATTGCTCTCGATGATTCCGAACTTCACGGCACGCTTCAGCAAGGCACCGAGGCTCTTGTGGTAGTTATACACAGAAGCATCGCCAATCTTCACCTCCTCACGCTCTGCCTGAATGTCGCCATTGCTCTGCACCTTCGTCAGCTGATGCAGCCAGGCATCGAAGTTGTAGATAGCTTCAATGGACAGCTGCGACCATGCCGTCAGCTGGTCATACTGTCTCAGTCGGCTGATGAGCACCTGATAGCGGCGTCGGGTGCCCTCTTTCACATTCAGAATTGCCACCTGGTCATTCAGCCAGTTCAGCATCGCCAGACGTTCGCTCGCGTCAGTCACCGCCACGTTGTACGCCTGTTTCTTGATCTCCGAGACGTTGATAGGTATTTTCTGCTCGATGCAGCGATTCACCGCCCGCTCGATCCTGCCGACGACAATACGCAGCTGCTCGTTCAGCGCGTCAGCATCCTGACGGCCAACAATCATGCCGTCCCGCAGCTCACGACCGCGTACCTTAATATCAGTATTGATGTAGTATGGCTTACTATTGTATGTAATGCGAACCTCAACGGGACCTTCCTGCCCAGCCTTCGAGCGTCCGCGATGGTCAAAAACTATTGCTTTGGTAATCATAGGAAAATGTTTTTAATTGTCATTAGACTTTCCCCCACTTTCCCCACTCCGAGAAAGTGGGGAAAGATTTGGCATAAAACTTTGTGGAAAACTTGCCCAAAATATGGCAAAACTACTTTCCCCATCATCTTCATTTTCCCATCGTTTTTATCAATAAATAAAGGGGATACCAGCGTTTTCTGCTGTTATCCCCTCAATTTTTGTGTGATTCCGGCGGGATTCAAATGAAATTGAGGGGTAACCAGTGTTTATGGGGGGTTTGAGAGATTTGGATTCATGAGTGGGGAAAGATTTGGCATTTATTTTGGCTTTTGGATGTTTATGGTGCCATAAAGGAAATGGTGAAGGTGGTCGTTATCATCGTATTCTTCACCCTCATCTATGTGGCCCTTACAGTTTATGTATGGAAGTTGGTCGTTGATGAACTGGCGGACATCTTCTGTCTCTTCGGCTGGTATAAAACCGAGATGACGGCCATCTGAGTGCATGATCTTGATGGCGTTTTTGTCGTGTTTATTCTTTGGGTCGGCCTCGAGATAGCAACTGAAGTATTGTCCTGCCAGGTCCTTGATGCCTTTGCGGAAGTTGATGCCTGCAATCTTGACGTTATAGAGGTTTGGATATATATTGGTCCACATATTGAAGGCTACATGTTCTGGTAACGGACCGTCGTAGGTTCTTTTCATCAGGGCGTTGTGTGTGTTCCAGTCAAAGGCCTCGTCTGCCTGACGCATAGCTTCACGTTCAGCTTCCGTTAGTGGTCGCTTGGGTTCTTGTTTCGGTTTTGATTCAACAGATTTTGATTTGTTGCTTGGTGATACTACGATGGCGATGATTGCCATGATAACAATGGTGATGAGTAATGGTTCCATAATATACAGTTTTTAGTTTTGTTCTGCAGCAATGTCGAATCGAGAGTTGCCGTTGTTATTGTTATTTATTATTCTGTCGAGGGCCATAGTTAGGCGGTAGGTGGCTTCACGAAGACTTTCTCGCTCCTGTTGGAGTTCTGCCTTGATAGAGCGCATTTCTTCGAGCTCAGCTTTGAGTGTGGCGCGAATATCATCAACCAATCGCACGCGCTGTGCATACAACTCTAATATATTAGCGGTCATTTCGTCGGTTGGCGGAGTGGCCGCTTTTTCTATGTCCTCAGATTTGACTTGTTCTTCTGTAGTGAGGAGTGAGCCTTTACCTGTCAGGAGGTAGTTGATGTCAAAAACACCCTTATAGGTTTCACAGATATTCCTGAAGAGTTTATCTGTCAAATAGTCCTCGTTACCGTTTAATGCAGACGAGACATAAGCGCGTGCATAGCCTATTGAATCGGCAAATCCACCCTTTGTATGAACTCCATGATGGTTGTGTAGGTGTTCATATACTTCGTTGAGTCTTTTCTGTTTTCCTAACATAAACCTAAAACTTTATTTATTAAATATCGTTAAACTAACAATTATTTTATATAAAAATTTTGTTATCTAAATATTTCTTTATATTTTTGCACCCGAAAATAAATAAAGATTTAGAAATCGGGCACAAGAAAAGCCGTCAGACGTTATGCACGTCTTTGCAAAGTGTTTGGAATGCAAATATACGGCTTTTGCCCGATTATCTAACAAAAACATTAGAAAATTTAATAAAGTTTAAGGAAATGGCTCAGAAAAAGGTAACGCGAAAGGAACTGACGGACATGCACATCGGACAGACGCGCATCTTTACTCTTATAGAGGAAACGAAGCTGCAATCCGTTGCCACGACATGTAATCAATTAAAGAATGAGAAGAAGGGAGAGTGGTCTATCAAGCGAGACTACAGCTCATGTTCTGTTAGTGTAACGAGAGTGAAATGAAGCTGGACAAAGAGACACGGGATGCGATTGCTGCGGCTGTCAGGGCTGCGCAGATCGAGGCTGCTGAGATGTACAACGAGCGGTACGTCACAGGCAAGGAGCTGTGCCAGCAGATTGCGATGTTCTCGACGAACTGGTTGGAGAACTTTGGATGGAAGTTGCCACGCGAGCGAATCGAGGTGATAGGCGATGATGGAGAGACAAGGGTAACGAGATGGGGCTACCCTCTCCACCAGATACAGCGAATGATTGCTGAAGGTAGAATGAGATCGCTATAAATAGCAAATGAAAGGAGAAAGAGGTCATTGACATTGTGGACACTGGTGATACACCAGGATAAATATCAAAAGATGTTGAGGGGGACCCAAGCGGCTGCAAGTAGCCAATCGAAAGCAGCTGGCACGCGAAAAGGCCGTGAGGCAGACGACGGGAAGGCCCCGAAAGGAGAAGATACTACCAGGGCAGGACTAAAGGTGTATGCGACTGCGAATTGGAACACCTATCCCATTAACGGCGTGGAAAGTCTCTCCAGGACATGCAAGACTTTAATGCGGCCACCCTTGGGGTGCGTGATCCGAAGCCACTAACGCAGACGGGAGTCAATAACAACTTAAAACAAAAGTATTATGAAGGATTTTTTGAAAAAGCTGATGAGCAGCGACGAGAATGGTAAGAACTTCTCAAAGAAGGAAATGTTGTGGTACGGCATTGTGGTACCTGTGGCGTTTTTCATCATCATGGGGATAGCAGGTTGGCTCGAAACGAGTTGTGCGTAGTCCATTCGCTGATGCTTTTAACTCTAAAGATGAAATAAAAGATTACTTCACGCAAAAGGAGGACACCTATTGGGACAATTTTATAAACAATTTTAATAATAAAGACAATGGTATTTGAAGGAAAAATTATTCGAGTGCTGCCGACAAGGGGTGGCGTGAGTGAGAGAACAGGCAATCAGTGGAAGGCTCTGCCGTTTGTGTTCAGTTATTATGAGCCAGGTCAGGAGCGAGTGGATGACCGCGTGCTGCTGGAAACATTCGATACGAATGTGATGGCACAGATTGCTCAGTATTGCGTGAAAGGTCAGGACGGCAAAGCGGTCGTTGAGAATGGGAATTTGAAGATGACGAGCCAAATCCCTTGCAAGATCGGTTTCGGGCATAAAGTCCGAGAGTTTCAGAACAAGCAAGGCGAGACGGTCAGCATCAATGAGTTGCGAATTTATAGCATCGAGATTGGTGCTGCGTCACAACAGCAGCCAGCTGCACAACAGCAACCACAAGCACCATTCCCACCACAAGCACCAGCCGAAGATGATGACTTACCCTTCTGATTATTTCTGCGAGTGGTGGCCCACGGAGGTCACCACTCATAACAAGTAGGAACTATGAGACCATTCCCAGGAGAGATGCAAAAAGTGACGTCTCGGGCACATCCATATACGCTGACAATAGAGCAGAAGGAGTGGTTGTCCGAGACGTTTCCTATCACTGAGAATCGCAGGATAATGGCTGTGATGGGTATCTCGTGGCCAACGCTTCACAAGCTGGCGCATGAGTTAGGGCTTCGTAAAAGTGACGAGGGACTGAAGGCTATCAGACAGCGGAAGTGCGAGGAACACAAACGCATTAACCGCCATCACAAGCTGCTACTGATGAGCGGTCAGAAGATTACCCGCTGCACCAACCTCAGACAGCAGCCCTATACGAAGCGTCAGATAGACCTCAGACGTAGTGCTCTTGACCGTGGTTACCTGTTAGATGAAGACATCAGCGAGGGTAGTCGTGGGCGTTATGCCATCTATTACGATGACGATACCATAAGAAGCGAACGGTTTGAGGAAACGTGCAAGCGTCACGGGCTGCGAGTTGAGAGAGAATAAATAAGAGAACTATGAGCGAAGAGAGTAACAAAATACCATTGCCGGGTGAGGGCGACGGGCAACCACGGATGCCGGACTTCCTGAAGGGTGACGAATGGTACCCAGTCAGTGTTGATGACGACTTCTTGGACTTCGACGAGCCATACCGACCGCCGCGACACACGATGGAGCGCGACGGGGTGCCGTTTGCCGATGTCGGTGAGTTGCACATCATCAGCGGAAAGCCGGGCAACGGAAAGACGGGACTGATGAGCCAACTGGAGGCTGCAACGCTGGGGCGGCAGTTCGGCAACACCTTGGCGCGAGAGGTCGGACACATCGTGAGGGACGAGAAAGGCGACATCGTGACGGGTGAGGACAAGCGTCCGATGTTCCAGGTCAGACCGACGCGCATTCTGCACATCGACACCGAACAGGGCAAGGATGACACCATCGCCTTCAAGAACCGCGTCATCTCGATGAGCGGTGTTCCGAAAGAGGACGCAAAGGAGCATTTCTTCATCCTCAGACTGCGTGACACCGAACTGGCTCAGGAGCGTTGGCGCAAGATTCTGAAGGCCATCTACGTGGTGCAACCGACGGACATCTTTCTGGACGGTATGCTTGACATCGTGGAAGACTACAACGACCAAAAGGAGTGCCAGCCGATTATCCGCAAGTGCATGATGCTGGCCACATACTACGACACCTCGTTGTGGGCCGTGTTGCATGAGAATCCGATGGTTGACAAGTTGGTCGGTACGTTGGGAAGTATCACGCAGCGCAAGGTGTCGGAGATATTCACCGTCATCAAGGTGAAGCAGGCCGACCTGAAGGAGAACGACCGACGTGCTGATTTGCCGGACATCTACTTCCGCGTGAAGCAGAACAAAGCCCGTGGACGCGACGTTGCCGACTGGCTGTTCCAATACGTCACCAACCAGGGCGGCTGGGGTGAGCCGAAGGAAATCACAGACGGCGGTGCTCAGGTGGTCAATGACCGCGAAATGGCGTTTATGAAGGAGGCCGACGAACGGCTGAAAGCCTTCAACTGGACTTCTGCTGGAGCGACGTACACCGAACTTGAACGCTACCTGCGTAAGAGCGTAAGCGGACGGCGTGCCGGTGACCTGATAAACATTGCCGCTGAGCACGGCATCATCTACAAGAGCGATAAAAAGAAGTATCACTACAACGGACTGAAAGAGCTGCCGAAGGATAACAGCCAGGATTTGCCGTTCCCAATGCCTGATGAAAATTGATTTCCCTCCGCATAGCCCCTCGCACCCCACACCCCCACCCCCTATGTATATAGGGGGATGGGGTGTGGAGGGATGCAAGCGGCCAGCGGGCGACGCGCGTAGCGCATGTGCGCACGCACGTTTTGGTTCTACAGATTATCCGTGTTTCGACTCCTGAAAAGCGAGTACACTAAGACCGAAAAGAAAGTTAACTATCTTCCAAGAGAAAGTTAACTTTTACCCAGAAGAAAGTTAACTAAGTTTTTTATGCCGAAAATACCCGATGAAGTAGTGCGCAGAGTGTTGGACCGCGCACGGATTGAGGATGTCGTGGGCGACTTTGTGACGCTCCGCAAGGCTGGCGTGAATATGACGGGCATCTGTCCGTTCCACGACGACAAGCACGACGGCAACTTCATCGTGAGGCCGTCGAGCATAGCGGAGAAGAACCACGGCAATACATACCGCTGCTTCGTATGCGACAAGAAGGGCGGGCCTGTGACGTTCCTGATGGAGCACGAGCGGCTGTCATTCCCAGACGCTATCCGTTGGCTGGGCAAGAAGTACAACGAGCCGGTGGACGACATACCGCTGAACTACACGCCACCGCCACCGCGACCAGTGCCACCGCCACTGCCAGACTTGGAAATCCAGCGAAGCTGGGTGCGACGCACGATGGAGTTGGGCGGCGACCATACGCTGTTCATCTACTGGCTGCGACACCTGCCGTGGGACGACGAGCAGCGGGCAAGGCTGGACGCGACGCTGTGGCAATACTGCGTAGGCGGGTGGAAAGACGGTCGCGTGGTGTTCTGGATGATTGACCATACGGGCGTGCCGAGGGCGGCGAAGCTGATGAAGTATTTGCCGGACGGACACCGCGACAAGTCGGCTCACCCTGGCTGGATATACAATCAGGACGGGTGCCGACAGAAGCTCGACCCAGACGCTCACACGATATTGAAGCCGCTGTTTGGCAGTCACCTGTTGACGCGCTATCCGCAAGCCGTGGTGAACATCGTGGAGTCGGAGAAGACGGCGGTCATCATGGCCAACTACTACGGCGGCTTCGAGCGGCAGATATGGCTGGCGTGTGGCGGGTTGCAACACTTACGACTGGATGCCATGCAACCGCTCATCGACCAAGGGCGCACGGTGTGGCTGTGGCCCGACAAGGACGGGCGCGACAAGTGGCAGGAGGTGGCCGACAAGCTGGGCTCGGACAAGGTAAGATTGTACACCCAGTTCTTCGATACCTGCTGGCGCGAAGAGGACGGCACGAAGGCTGACGTGGCCGACATTGCCATCCGCATGATGAGGACGGGCGAAGGGCCGCGAAAGGTTGAAGAGAAACACGAGCCGGTACTGATTGGCGACATCGAGACACACATTGTGGATGACGGCGTGCCGTTCGTTGACCCGATTGAACTGAGTGAACCACGGGTGCATGAATGGCGCGATACATTCAGAAGAAAATTCAATTTTAACAAGACAAGGAATAATGGATAATGAACAATTTACACAGCAACAGGATGAACGCTTTGTGACTGTTGCCACCAAGCTGTTACGGACAGCAGCTGAGCAGCTGGCAAGAATAGCGAAGAAGAAGGGGATGACTATCTACGAGCTCATCCAGATGGTGTGCGACACGCTCATCCGATACATGGACGACCGACACAACCTGTCGGAAGAGATGGAGCGAGCCATGAGCATCTTCGAGCACATGAATGGATGGGCTGACGCGCTAAACCTCGCTGACCCAACCGTGCAAAAGGAAATTGCACAGGCCGTCTATATATTCTCAGAAGTCGAAAGCATAGACAAGAAAAACCGCAAAAAAGGATTTCGGGCGGTAATGGTCAATAAGCCGTGGATTGGAGATTGGTACGAGACATCCAACGTGATGGACATCTTCGAGCGTGTCTTCAACATCTGTATGCCTGAACTCTATTTGAAGTTGTTCCGTGCCCGAATCATTCTTGGATGTGAGCGGGTGAGCGAAGTCATCAATATGTTGTGCGATGCGCAAGTCATTATGCAGCTGAATGACGAATACCGTCGTGAGTTTGAGGATGCTGCCCGGATGGACAATGGCAAGGAATATGGGTATGGAAAGAAGACAAAAGGCATTCAGTACAGGAATCCTGACAGCCTTGCCGATGATAAGCGATACCATCAGACGCACATCGAGTTTGATGATGCTGATAGAGAGATTGCCGACTACGAGGCCGAAGGCTGGGAAGGTGAATGGACGGAGCAGCGAGAGCAGAGTGATGCTCGCATCAACTATGCCGAGTCGCGTCGGACATCGACCGAAGGTCAACACCGACATACTGATGAACCTCCAACAGACATAAGTGACCATGATTGAATATACAGATGAGGAACTTCATCAAAAAAAGCAGGTGAAACCTAAACCGAAGGCCGACACCGCAACGCTGGCCTATCTGGAGGCGTTACCCTGGCGACCATTTGGAGAAGACTGGTAACAAATAAAAGACTAACAAGATGAATACATACACGAAGGAACGTGATGCGCTGGTCAAAAAGACATTACGACTGATAGCAGCAGAAAACAACTGGGAAGTGAAGAATGAGTTCTTTGAGAACGGTCAAAAAAGAACAATCTATAAGATACCATCTAACTGATGAGCAGAGACCCAAGATACCAGAAGCTGCTAAACAGCAAGCGATGGAAGGAGCTGCGGGCGTGGAAACTCAGGCAGACGGAGGGGTACTGCGAGATATGCTACCGCGAGGGATGGCGAGGTGTAGATGCTGTGGCCATCGACATTCACCACAAGATTCCTGTGGAGTCGGTTATCGACCAAGGCGACGCGGCAATGGCCCGCGTGTGCTTCGACCCAAACAATCTCATGGCTCTGTGTATTCGACATCATAGCGAGATTCACCACCAGGCTGGCAGTCATACAAAGGAGGCGGTCGCGGAGCGCAAGCAGAAGAAACGCATCGGATTCCTTCAAAGGAACGACCCAAACTATCAAACTAATAAAGAACAAGACAATGGGATACATGAAACGACAGCTGGAGAACCAGCACTTCCGTAGGGGAAACACATCCTTCGACGTTGAGGGACTGAGCGAGTTGGGCGAAAGGCTCGACCGTCTTCAGGTGAACAACCCTAACAATGAAAAGAAAATCACGGACATCATCCGCAAGGCTCTGAAAGAAGCACGCAAAGACCTGAGCGACGCTGCCGGTGATGCGCTGAAGCACGACCCGCGCGACGCTAAGAAGGCCGTGAAGATGATGGTGTATAAACAGATTCTTGGTGGTAACCTGAGCATCCTCAACCGACGCAAGCACGGCGGCATGACCAGCGGCTATGAGCCACCGCGAACTTTGAAGCCAAAGCAGAGAGGAGGCAACCGTGTGAAGCGTGGCGCAAGAACGCAACAGATGATGGACTACTACGGCCCTGAGCGTGCATTCATTCTTCGCTGGATGAATGAAGGCAACTACAAGACCAGCCCACGTAGGGCAGGCACACGCGGCGGCAAACTGAGCGGAGACCGTGGTGACCTGAAGAACATCCCTCGCGGATGGTTCAAACCAGCAGCATTGAAGAGTATGGAGATGGCCGTGAGAGAAATCAAGAAGGAAATCGACCGTCTGTTTGAAGAGGAGTTCAACAAATGATGACACTCGACATCCTGCGGGAACGGCAAGCGTGGACGCTGGCGCAGAAGATAGACCACTCGCTCGGAGTGATAGACCAGTTCAACGCCCACTTCGACGGCAAGGTGTATGTGGCTTTCAGCGGTGGCAAAGACTCCTGCGTCATGCTCGACCTCGTTGAGATAATCCATCCGAACGTGCCGTGTATGTTCATTATGACAGGTTGCGAGAGTCCGAGCGTATGCCGATTTATCAGGCAACAGCGCGAGAACCACAAAATCGAGATTGTCAGACCAAGCATCACACTCCGTGAGGTATTTGCTAAGTGTGGTTTCCCATTGGTGAGCAAGCGCATAGCCCACATGATTGACGCGGTAAGGCGCAATCCTTACTGCCAGTCATCACGCGACATGCTGTGGTTGGGCAACCCGCACCACATACCTGAGCGATGGATGTATCTCATGAATGAGCCATACAACACCAGCGACCGCTGCTGCTTCTGGTTAAAGAAACGCCCGTCGTATCAATACCAAAAGCGAACAGGACGGCGACCATTCATCGGACTGATGGCAAGCGAGAGCGACCAACGGCGCACGGCATACATCCGACGCGGCGGTTGCAACAGCTTCGGAGAGTCAGGCAAGCAGCACCCGTCAAGTCTGCCGCTTGCGATATGGACGGAGCAGGACGTGTGGCAGTACATCCATGACCGTCATTTGCCTATCCCAGACATCTACTCGAAGGGAGCGACGCGGACAGGGTGTATGGGTTGCGGGTTTGGTGCTCACTTGAACACCACAGGACTTGAAACCATGCAAAGGTTGTGGCCAAAGTGGTACGATCTAATCATGAGTTACGAGAACAACGGTGTGACTTACGGCGAGGCAATGGAGAGGATGATGTCAACTAAAACCCCCATATAGGGGTCATTTAGTTCGGAGGTAATCGACCCCCAAAT